ATAAACAAAACCATTAGCCTCTGGATTTTCTGGCAGCTCATCCTGGATAACTTCTTCAACAGCTCCTGGCTGCTTAAAAAATTTCCAAGCAAACTTACCTTTCATCTTTTCTTTCTCTGCAAGTCTGTACCACCAATGATCATCATCCATTGGGTTAGTATCCATAATAATAAATCTATTAGTAGATCCACCATCAGCTTTAGTAGGATACCTTCCAACTCTGTGTGTTAATCCATCTATAACAGCTTTAGGCAGCTCTCTAGCCTCATTAACCCAAGCTCCTGTCAATTCCATTGATAATAACTTTCTAACATCTTTAGGTTGATCAAGGGCTAGGAAGATAACTTCACAATCTATACCTGGAGCATTATCTCTTGCCGGTAATTTAATGTGATGTGTTAATGGAGGTGACCATCTAAATGCACCCCAAATGTTCTCTGGAAATAACTCTTGCCATGTTTTAATAGTAGTTGTCCTCAACTCCGGATAAGAATTACGAACTACTACGAACCTAGAATACTTGATCCCATCACGAGGACTTTGTACTTGATTAACAGCTTTGATCATAATCTCTGCTGCACAAGCATAAGACTTACCAGAACCTACCGGCCCCATTAATCCTCTTACAAAACTTTTATCATTTAAAAATTTCCAAACTGTAGGTGATGTACTAAAGTCTAGATTTAGATTTGCTATTGCGTTACTCATTCTTTTCCTAACATTAATAATATTACAGCTTTTAATTCTGAATTATTTAATAAATCAAATCCAGCCATTTTATATATAAGATCTTTTTCTTCTTCATTAAAATCAAATTTTTCTGAATTAATTATTTTAGTTTTTATTTGGTTTATTTTATCTTGATCTAAATTAAACACCACAATATCCTTCACAATTATCAAGTTGTCCAAAATCTTCCCAAGGTAAATCTGGTTGTCCTTTTTCAGCATTGGTTCTTAAATCTACTTTATCTAATGGAACACAATCTTTGTGTAAAAAAATCTCATCACCATTTTTAGTACCATTTCTAATAGCCTTATCTAAAGCTACAACATCTTCCCATTCTTCTTTATTTTCTTTAATTCTTCGCCATTCAGTATTTGTATGATATGGGCAAAAGGTACAGGCAGATCTTGGTGGAGTAGGGTAATTATTTTCTTTCATCCAATTAATACAATCTTGTCTTTTAAATTTTTTATCTATTAATGGATAAACATTAGTAATATATTTTATCCTATTATCTTTCATTCTAATTATTTCATCGTAAGAAATACCCATTAAAACTTCAACAACAGTATCTTTAGGTACTCTTTTACGATAACCAACATTAAGCAAATCTCTAATCTTTTTATTTACCGGCAATATTTTATATTGGCTGGTACATTGCCTACGCAACAATCCTTTTTTTCCTGTTTTAGAGTTTATTGTAAAAACAGGAATATCAATCCATTTATTATATCTAGCAACTCCATTAACAGCATCAAGCATATCTTGTTTTAAATTTCCTTTTGAAACCATATAAACAGGAAAAGATAATTTTTTTTTTAACCATTCAAGCCATTCATACACAGCTTTAGGTTCACCAAATGTATCGCTAAATACAGCAGCATCTACCATTGGTACTTGTCCTTTTTCTATCATTAATGCTAGAGTAGAACTCTGTACCCCAGCTCCTAATGATAATATCCTTAACTTTTTAGTCATTTGTTATTGCCTTTACTATTGATTGAATTCTACTGTCATCTTCTTGTTTTCTTCTAAAGACTATATCTCTATAATCTTTTATATTCTTGCCACACTTTCTCGCACACTCACGATCACTCAACTTGTTCTTGAGCATCGCCACCTGGATCTTCTCCACTTCCTTGTGGTTCATTAACCTCAACATTTTCTGCCTCCACTATTTTAGGTTCTTCCGGCCCACTCATGTTTATCTGTACAACACTTGGTCTATCTACATCTTGCTCTTGCTCTAATAAACCAGATGCTTTAGCTAACACTCTTAATACTCCAACTTTATCATGCAGCTCTACTTCTAACTGTGGCCCCATCTTTGTCGGTGTTACTTTAATTTTTTTTATAGCTTTGATTGCTGACTTTGAAATATTTTTAGGATCCTTAATAGTAACATTACCCTCATCATCCCAATTCATTATCTCATCAATATTTGCAGTAGCTATATCAATTAATTCTTGAGCAACATTATCTTTGTTATGCTCAATGACTTCGGACTTTCTAATCCTCCTCTGAACCACTCGGACACCACCGAACCGATCCAGAGGGGGTTTTATAATCCTCTTTTTAGTAGGGGATTGTGTCATCCATTTCTTCCTTATCAGCTTGTTCGGCTGCTAAATTAACAGGAGGTTCCTCATCCTTATTCTCGAATGTACTAAAGAATAAAATAGGATCACCTTTTTTATATTCTTTTGTTTCATCCTTCTTGTAGATCTTTGTATCTACTCTTCCTGGAACCGGAATGTACTTTCCTGTATCCTTATTGTAATCAGCACCAGGCCAAGTTTCGATGATAACTTCTAATCCTTCTGGAATAGATGCACCTTTGTAAAACTTAAATCCTCTGTTGCTGGATATTGGTTTAGACATATATTTCCTCACTTGTTTGTTTCATGTTTTATTTGTAAAAAAATTGTGTGATACCCCCCTATAGATATACGCACCCAGGGGGCAAAGGGGTGTCCAACTTTTTATGAAATAAAAAGCCAGGTTTTCTGCCCCTGTATTTCTCAATCTTCTTACAATACAAAACATATACGAACCTTTACGATTTGTAAAATCTATTATTTCCAGGGCATCCTCTTCTTGTTAGCTATTCTCTTAATCATCTTCTGTATATCCAATGTATTATTATCCTTATGTTCCTTAAAGAATATAGGCTTAAAGAAATAGATAGATCCAGGACAATCATATCGATTATCCTTCCTCCATTGTATCGTAGTCTTGATCTTGGCAATGGCTGTATCCGGATGCAATCCTTTATGCAGCCAACTCTTTACCAAATCTTCTTGCTTAATATCGTAAACTTTATGCTGTCCGAATATTTCTCTACAGAATTTAACATAACTATTCATTATCAATCTACTGTTATTAAGAATAGATATATTGTTAGTTGGAGTGTTATGTAGTCGTTCTGAAGGAATATCTACATATTCACTAGAAGGAATATTTACCTTATTAGTGTCTTTCTTATTATTCACTCTAGGGGAATATTTACTATTACTGTTTTTATTCATAAGGGGGCCTTTCGGAACATCTACCTTCTCTTCATAAGATCTATCATTTACTGTAGCTATAGCTTTAGCATCCTCTTCCTTAACACTAGGATCAAACACCATAAAGTATTTATTACCTTTTAGTCCAGGATGTTTCTTTGCATATCGCAAGTAACCCCATTGGATTAGTTTCTGTATGTGCTTGGACACAGTTGATTGTGTGATGTGTAAGTTTCTAGCAATAGTAATCTGATTAGGCCAACACACACCGGTTCTTGATGTGTAGTTACCCAGACAAGCCAGGATCATAAATGTTCTAGGATAAGTCTTGAACCTAGGATCTATAACAGCTCGTTGTGGCAGCACACAGAATGCTCCAGGTGTTTTGCCTTTACCATAATCAGCTTTGTTCTTTGGCATCAAGTAATTGCTTTCTGATCTTATTAAAATCTGACCATAAACGAATACCACTATCTCTTTTAAGTGACCAATGACCGGTTCTTTGGGCCTTGCACTTTTGATGATAGCACACAGTTGTATGATCTCGCTGTCCACACTTTCTACCAATGAATGTTACACCATAGCCTGTCAGCTCCAGGCATAAGTTTATAAATAAACTCCTGGCACTTACAAGATAAGCTACTCTGTTTTGAGATAGAATGTCATGAGGATTTAGATCTGTATATTTACATACAGCTACAAGTACATCCTTCAAGAATATTCTATCTTTAGCTGGTTTGACTTTGTTGCCTTTGTATTCTTTTAACAAAGCTAATTCATCCTGGAGTTTTCTTATTTCATTTTCCAGGATTGTTATTCTTACTTCTGTTTTATCTGGTGCGATTGGTTTCGGTGGTCGTATAACATTATTTGGAATGGGAGTTACCATCTTTATCCTCTTTCTTTTTTAGTTTAACAACTTTAGCTCCAGGGTTTAGCAGCTCCTGTAGATCTTCCTCTGTTAGATCTTCAATATCAATTTCTGTTGGATCTTTTCGTTTTGCTTTTTTTCTTTTATTGATCATGTCAGTAAGCTCTTTGAGTAATCTCTCGCAGTACCAATGGGCCTTACCAATGTCATCTCTAGTACCTTCAAGAGTTTGTACTTTCTTACCAGCTCTGAAATTGTATTTAGCTATATTAAACTTACAGGCCCCAATGATCTCTGCCTCTGATAGTTGTGAGAATGTAGCATCGCAAGTTTCTATTTTGTTATCTTTGTAATGATCCGGATTTATTTTATCGTTCACTCTTACCTCTTTTCTTGATTTGATATTGTGGTTTTGAATTTAAGACTAATTCTGTAGCATCAGTTATTAATTTAGCCATTGATACCCTATTCTTTTTAGCCTCTTTTTTGAGTTTATCCTTCAATTTAGTCGAAATCTTCAGATAAATGGGGGTTAATTGTGGTTGCATTGATTATTCCTTTTTTTAATTAATACCCTTGAAGAAATATATTTAATATATATATTAATATACATGAACAATATAAGACCAACAATGAAGGGAGTTAGTACAATGAAGAAGTATGTAGGCTACACTAGAGTTAGTACAGATAAGCAAGGCAAGGAAGGTTATGGAGCTAGTGATCAATTACAAACTATTAATGAGTTTGTTAAGAATGATGAGCTGCTGCAAGTATTCCAGGAAGAAGAAAGTGGATCTAAAAATGATAGACCACAATTAACACAGGCCCTGGAGTTATGTAAAAAAGAAAAAGCAACTTTAGTTATTGCTAGACTTGATAGACTATCTCGTAACCTGGCATTCACAGCATCACTTATGGAAAGTAAGATTGAGTTTGTTTGTTGTGATATGCCATCAGTAAATAAATTTACGATACAAGTTTTGGCTGCTGTAGCTGAACAGTATTTAGATACTTTAAGAAAGAATACTAAATCTGCTTTGGCCCAGGCAAAAAAAAGAGGAGTTGTTTTAGGTAATACTAAAAACTTAAAACAAGCTGCACAAAAGGGTAATGCTAAAAAGAAATTGTTAGCAGATCAGAAAGCACAATCAGTTGCTAACATTATTTCAGAGCTTAAAAAGTATGGAGTAAGTACATTGTCTGAAATAGCTAAAGCTCTTAATGCAAGAGGAATTCCTACAGTTAGAAATGGTGAGTGGTATCCATCTACTGTAAAGAATTACATGGATAGATGTTCTGTTAATGTTCGTCTTTAATATAAACAAATTGTGTCTAAAAGATAAACTATATGAGATCATTTAGACACCTTAACAAAGGAGTAATGATGATTAACTTTTTTAAAAAGTTTAAAGAGCAAATTGTATTTGCCATTGAGTGCATAACATTTTTGATGATGTTAGCTGCAATGTATTTTTTAACAATAGTATTATGTGCGTTGTCAGATAAGTGTGCTGCGTACTATGGAATGATGGGAGGTCTGTAATGAAACTTACTGATTATGCTAGAAGGGAAATAGGATCTAGCTCTATTCCAAGTTTAGTTTTAACCGATGAAGGTTACATAGGTTTCAATTCACCGAATGATGAATTGGAAAAGGCAATCAATGCCTTACAAGGAAAGGAAGTTATAAATGACATAGCTAACAATCCTAAAGTCAAAGCTGGTACTGTATTGGAACCAGCAATACTCAAACTATTTCACAATGAGATATTAAAGATAGGTGCTGAACAGAAAGCTCCCTCTATAAAGGTTGATGTTCCAGATAAAGCATTCTTCTTTGATGTTGATGGTGGAAAAATTGGTAGCTCCCTTGATGCTCGTATGGAGCTGGAAAGTAAATTAACCTTAATCGATCATTCTAATTCCTCCCACGAATTAAATGGTATGGGTGTGATTGAGATTAAAAACTATTCCGGAGCTGCCATTGATCCTGTATCAGAGATCTATAAACTCCAGGTACAGGCCCAGCTCTTAACTACCGGTTATAACTATGCCATCTTGGTTAGGCTAGTTAAGGGTTGGGAGTTACAATGGTTTGTTTATAAACCTAATAAAGAAATCCAGGCAAAGTTAATTGATGCTGCTGTAGAATTTTGGCATAGAGTTGATGGTGTACTTGAAGGTGATAAGTTACATTATGCTGCTGCTAATTCTAAAGAGGCATCTAGGATCTACAAAGGTAATAGATCTAAAGATGTTGTTGATCTAAATACCAACAATGAAATGCCACAGCTTATTGATGATTATATAGCTGCTGGTAAAGCAATCAAAGCATCAAAAGAAATCCAGGACAAGGTATCAACTAGATTAAAAGAAATACTAGGTGAGAATGAGAAGGCCGAGTGTCATGGGTTTGTAATTAATCATACAACATATGAGAAGGCGAAAACTAAAATGGTTAAGGTAGAAGGTGCAGCTCCTACAGTAACTCGTAGGTTTTCAATTAAGGAAATTAATGGATGATCCAAAAAAATACTATCAAATCAATAGTTATTTATTGGCTAGAAAAGAGAGTGCCAGGCTTGTTAGAAATAAAATTTATGAAAAGACAGGCCTGGAGCTTGAGGTTCCATTCATTGAAGAGCTTATCGAGTATGTTGCAATGGCAGCTATCGAGGGCCTTAAAATACAAAACCAAATATTTACAATTCATATAGATAAAGGAGTACCAAATGAACCAGAAGGAAACGATGACGATGACGAAACACAACACTAAAAATATAGTTGAGGCTTTAAGTAAGTTTCAAGAAGAGGCTAATGTAGCAAAGAAAGAAAGTAAAAATCCTTTCTTTAAATCTACTTATGCTGCATTAGAAGATGTAATAGCAGCAGCTAATCAAGGGGCCAAGTATGGATTAGCATTCACACAAACTATTGATTACGATAAAAAGATAATCGATGGAGTAGTTGATACCACAATGTATGTAACTACAATCTTAATGCATAAGGATAGTGATACAGAAATTACATCCAGGTATTTAATTGTACCAAAAAATAATAAGTATGATGACAGCCAGGCCCTGGGATCTGCAATTACTTATGCTAAAAGATATTCTTTACAGGCTATCTATGGATTACCTAGTGAGGATGATGATGCTAACTCTTCAACACACAATCCAAAAGTAACTAAACCATCTGAAGAAGATATGAGATGGATTACTTTTTCTGAAGAGCAAAGAGCAGAGATGTTAGGCATAGTACAGAATGCAGCAGAAGATATGGAAAAGAGATTAGATCTTCTTGAGCAATTTGAAAATGATAACAAAGTTAAATGGGATCTATGTAAGAAAGCTCATCCAACAGCTGGTGATCAGATTACAGTTAAGTGTTCTTATTTAAAATCACAATTAAAAAAACAAATTAAGAAGAAAGATGAGGTAAACAATGCCAAACCTAATGATAACTAAAAAACAATTAAAGGTTTTTGATTTCATAAAGAACTACCAAACAAAAGAAAGAGTACCTCCTACTGTGCGTGAGATTGCAAAGCATATGGGATGTGTTCATTCTAATGTACATCGAATGCTGCGTTTACTTGAGAGAGATAATCTTATCAAAGTACATCCAGCTAAACCAAGAGGCATTGAATTGTTATGAAAATTTTTAAGAGTAGATTTAGTAAAGAGTTTATTAAAGGTTTAATAGAGGCATTTGATGGTACTGATGATGTGGTAGTTATCACAATACCTGGATCTTCTGAACCTTACATAGATCCTTATCAAAAGTTTTACTCTGCTAATGATCCAGAACTTTCAAAGCTAGAACATAATCCAATGTTTCCATCTAATGTTGAGATCAAACCTTACGAAGAATTTTGGTTTGAAAAAAATAGAGATCGCATTGAGCATATGTTTTTAAAAAATCCAAAGGAGGATCCAAGTGGTAACTGATCAGACAAAAGAACTAGATAGATTAACAGAAGAAAATAATAATTTAAAAACAATAAACAAAGGACACAAAGATTTGAATGGTGAGCTGCAAACTAAACTATCTAAAAAAGAACAAGAGATCGTAGCCTTGTATGAAAATGTAAAATTAAAGGACAAGACTATATCAAAATTAAAGGATAGAATTCAAGAGATAATTAAGCAGCTAGTATTACTTTGTAAATCGTGAAACTATTTGTTTTGATTTTATACCTGGGTGTAGGATCTGAATTGTACATGATGCATCCTGTCCAGGTTACAGAGGAGCAATGCCAGGATCCTCATGAGCATAATTTATTTGAGCATCGTATCATTAAAGATGGTGATGCAAAGCTAGATAGATTTTTTTATTATGATTATGTAGTCTTTGGTACTTATTGTGCTGGTTTATTAGGTGCAGTAGAGAACATACCAAACACTTTACCTTTAAAATGATTTTAAGAGCTTTACAGAGGGTTGTTTATTTGGACACCCAATCATACCGGCTACCCTCTTAATGTTAATCTATGGGCCTCTCTGATAGCCTTTTGGCTGCGTTTATCGAACACTTCCATAGGATAACAGTTTCTATCCCCAAATCCAAACTCATTGTTTTTTGTTTGGTAAGATGCAAAGGTTCTTACATA